AGGTGCTATCCTTATAGCTTCCCCGTTAACGGTGGTGGAGACGGAGGGAATCGAACCCTCAAGTGCGGCTTGCAAAGCCGCCAGTTTCCCGTTAGCTTACGTCCCCAAGTCGTTTAGCTACTGCTTCCTCAATCAAAGGAAGCATTTCTGATTTCCATTTGCTATGGACCATTTCATGGTGGTTAGGGCAAAGTGGAATCAAATTGTGTGGATCATTATTATCGTGGTTTTCATCAATATGATGAACTGCTACGATTTTATCAAACCCGCATATAGCACATTCTTGTTTCCAATTTTGGAATGCTATAGTTCTATGATTGACTGCATTTTCATTCCACCAAGATTGGCGATTGTTTGCGCAGCTTCTAGAACAAAATCTGGCATTCTCAAAACTTTTAGTTTTGATTCTACCTTCAAATATAAACTCTGACCCACAACATTGGCATGCTTTAACATGCTTTTCGACAGGTCCAAACCGACGATCATTTTTGATCGCTTGTTTTATTTTATATTCTTCGGTATGATATTTTCCGTTGTTCATATTGTATTTATACAAATGCGAATAGCGAATCCTCTTCTCTCAAAATATTTTTGGTGCTCCAGGAGAGAATCGAACTCCCTGTCTCCGGGTTACAAATCCGGCGCATCGCCAGCAATGCTTCTGGAGCAAAACTTTTTAGAAGAATACTGTACCCTGACTTCACAGGATGTAGGTGAACAGCCTAATACAGCATTCATCTAAAAAGTCCGTAACCTTCGTGCGGGATTCGAACCCACATTCCCGGCCGGAAAGGCCAGTGTCCTAGTCCATTAGACGAACGAAGCAAGAGATTATTAAGAAGCCGGTTAATTACTCCGAATCTTTATATCTCTTGAGACTTCCCTTCCGGTTAATTACTCCGGTCAGGATTAAAACAGGAAACCATTTGTGTTACCGTTTATGAGACGGTTGTCTTTACCATTAGACTATTTTGCCAGTCGGCAAAAGTTGGATTCGAACCAACAATACAACATAGTTGCGTTTGCTGCAAGTTTCCTAAAACTAAATTCTACGGGATCACTTGGTTTGCTATTATCCGAGCGAAGTTATGCTGTACTGATCCCAAAACTTGGCGACCGTGACGAGGATCGAACTCGCCTGAACCTGTTAGACAGACAGGTGTCGTCACCAGACGACTCCACGGCCAATAACTCTATAATGTCTTCATCCGACATCTCATCGAGATCGAATGGAGACTGAAAACCAGACTTAACCATGTTGACCAACTTACGTCCGGCATCATCCGGATCGCCGATGGCCACTAGGTTCCAAGTGGCTTTCATAATCCTGAACCACGGCTTCAGTCGTTTTGGCGTCGAGGTTAGAACGGCAATTGCGTTATAACCGAGCCTATGCAGGACTGCGGCCTTGAAGATACCTTCCGTAACATAGATGGTACGATCTTCATGGTTCAGTAGATCGAGTCCGAAGACTCCATCCTTACCCTCTGGCAAGTAGGTGAAGTACCTACCTTCCTTTGGATCATTCTTACGTTCCTTGCCAGCCCCTGGCCGATAATGCTGGTAGCCAACAATATGACCTGAAAGGTTGTACAGAAAGAAAGTAGCGATTCGTTCTTCCTCGTCGTAGGCAACCCGATAAAGATCTGGGTTCATGCCTCGATTGCGCAGATGATCAGCTAGGCTTTCCATTTGTTTAGTCTATCATAGTTAGAAATAAATGTCAACTATTATTTGGAGCCCCTGGTGGGAATCGAACCCGACAAAAGCAGGTTTAGAAGACCCGCGTCCGTATACCAACGGCAGAGGCATATTCATCAGGATCCGCTTTGGTCTTTTTATCAGAAAGATTTTGCGATATGCGGTAAGGATCCTAAAACTGGAGATACGGGTGAGATTCGAACTCACGGTTTTAGCGCTTTGCAGGCGCTTGCGTTGGACCACTCCGCCACCGTACCAATAAACTGGACAGGCCTTGCACCTGATTGGACGTTCCTCTAGGTGTTTCCACCGTATTAGCCTCTACGAAGTTTACGTCTAACCCAAGAGCTCTGAAACTAGGCCCGGGATTATTATACACCATACGGGCGGCGGTGTATCATCCTGTGGGATCCTCCCCCACGTACCAGCCTCATGGCCGGATCTTGTCTAACGCACGACTTCGTGTCCCAGATCAAGGATGAAATTGGCGTTCCCTGTGGAATCTCACCACTGAACAACGAAGGACAGACTTGCAGAGCAGCGCCTGGTCGGCTGTTGCAGCGGTCAGAGAGATCCTTGTGTCACCCTTTACGGGGGAACATAAACTGGTCTGGAAGGTGATATTCGAAATCACTGTCTCCGCGCCCCAAACGCGGCGGCTCGCCATTTGCCCTCTCCCAGAGATAAACTTATCATAGGAACCCTGCTCTTTAGCGAGGAATCAACCACTCTATTGCAACTCGAGTAGAATCAGACCGCTTGGGCGAATTTCGGAGTCCTGTGCTTCAGGTCCTAAGCCATTGCCATGGTTATTTCAGTGGGGTACGATGGCCCGATCCCACCTAGCATAGTCCGTCGACTAGCGATACCGCATAGCAGGGTTCATATGATGAGTCTTATTGAGGTGTTGAACTATCCGCGTTTTTACCATCATAGGCCGCCCAGATAGTTCAACACCTCAATGTTAAACTCTTTTCCAACAATGAGAAAGATCAGAAGGTTTCCCTTCCTAGATTTTCAGTCTATAACATCTTAGATAAAATGTCAACAACCAAAAATCATTTTTAAGGAAAGTTTTTCGTCCCGGAGGAGAATCTGCATTCCTTATTTTGTCAGTCTATACCATATTGCGATTAATGTAAACTGATAAAATCACCAAGGTGAAAAATAATTTTTACCTTGGATAGTTATATATAAGAGAAAAATGCCTTGTAATAAAATTACTCAAAATATTTTTCACAGTTGGGCATTTTTCCTCACTTCGTCGAGGGTGTAGGTGATTAGAATTTCACCATCCTCGTAGACCGGGACGAGAGTGTCATGGATCTGAGCGAAGTCGCGTTCATTGCTCTGAACGGTGAAGTAGTGATCATCGACCCTACCCAACTTAAGCATACCACGCTTCGAGCGCTTACCCTTGTCGGTGATAGGATCCTTGAAGACATCCACCCACTTGCCATTGATGCGAGCAGCCGAACACTTCATAGCAAACTTCTGGTCGTCACGATTGACGATCTGAAGAAGCGCACCACCCTGACCAAACACAAGGTTGTCGGCGCTGAAGCCCTTGGCAATGATCGTATCGAGGATCAGGCCGATCGATTCGATCGTGATACCGTCACCCTGGAGAACACGAACGTTGTTCAAAACCTTGAACCCCTTTTCGTTGATGGTAGCACCGAAGTGCTCCTCAAGAATCTGGAGACAGCGCAGAACGACTGCAGCCGGATCACCACTGTCAGGACGGACAACGAGGGTCGCGCCCGATTCCAGGATGTCCTGCTTGAGTTCAGTACCCCAAAGCTTGCAGGCCTCGAAGATGTTGTAGCTATCACTTACGGCCGAGACGATGCCACCAGGGCGACCGTTCTTCTTAACCATGTTGCGATATGCACGGACTTCGTTTTCACGACCCCAGCTGGTTACAGTGCTGTGCTCCATTGCAGGAACAGAGAAACCAGCCATATCAGCGCCGTAGTAGCGACGAGCAAAAAGAAGAGCCTCGACAGTATCAGTGCCCATGAAATTGACCAAGTGCGCCGCGCCGCCGATACCAGCAGATTCAAGCGAGCTAACGCCACGAGCGCCGAAGTCATGAAGCTTAAAGCCAATATCATCTGGAGTACCAGTTCGTTCAAGAGCATCAAGGATCACCTTCTTGATTTCGCGACTGTTGGTCGCGACGGTGGTAGGATACCAAATTGCACGGAGCAAAGCGGTTTCCAGGAAGGACGTCAACCAGTAGCACTTCGGATCGGTGTTGATGATCGATGCCAGAATGTTCTTGGTCGGAACGACGGTACCTTCAGGAACGGCATTGATCTGAACAGGAAGACGACCATCATGCTCCATCAGGATGTAGATCCATCCTTCACGATTGAAAGGTTCGCCATGCGCTTCGATAATAGCCTGAGCCTCGTCAATCATTTCAATCGTAATCGGAGTCGTCAGGTATTCCTTGATGAAGGCCTGAAGACCGAAGAAGACGGTCGTATCGAACTTACCACCACGGCTCTCGATGTACGAGTAGACGTACTCGGTGCCATCTGGATACTGGTTGAACTGGCTGTACTTATAGCTGTCAGCGTTGAGAATGATGTTATGCATAATAGAACTCCTCTATTAGAAAATGGCTTGGGTCTATCCCTTACCTGTTAAATTTAGTCTATACTGTTATGAGAAAAATGTCAACCGGAAAATTCGACTAATGTGACTGAGCCGCCAGTTTTTTCGATCGCGTTAGCAAAATACCAGAGGATCTTTTTGATTTCATCCGGATCTCCGCCGGCCAGGCCCATACCGATATATGGAAACCCATAACGAGCATCTGGAGCGATGACTGCCAATTTTCTTAGAATAATTTTGAATGACTCATAATCGAAATGATCCACACCACGAGGAAGGTAATGCAACTGAGTGTATGCATTTACAATCTCGAACTTAGGATCAATTGGATTATCTGCAACAACCGTAAAATTGCCCAGCTTCAAAACTGGATTCTGATACGTATAAACCGAACTTGAGTCGACTTCGTACGCGCGCGGATACCGTTCACGAATTTCCTTGGCGATGCCCGATCCCATTGTGTTCTGACAGTTGCACCCATGAACGATGATGTCGAATTGACCGGCTTCGGCCATGTCGATGAGATTGCCTTTAGCGTGTTTCAGCATTACGAGTCTCCTCACTCCAATCAACAAATCGAAAATACTTGTTTGTCTGCTGAATTTCGATTTGCATTCGTTCATCAGAATTAAAATTGTTCATGATGAAAAATCTCATCGATGCATAGACATCACCAAGTTCTTCAATAAACTTTGCTCGAAGATCTCCAGACCAATGGTCAACATTTCCTTCAGAACCAATGAGCTTACCACAAACCTGTTGTAGTTCTCCTAGCTCTTCGATAAGCTTAGATAGGCCGTTCCATTCATCGGAACCAATGCAATACGGCTTAGTCATTAGTTTTTCTCCACTCGAAATTCGAAGTATGCATCATAGTTCTCACAGTATGCGGGTTCGTCATACTTGACCTTCCAACCCTGTGCACGATAGATCTCTTCGAAGTTCAGACATCCATTTTCATAGATGTAGTTCTTGGTCATGCCATGATTGGCTACCAATTCGTTGACGATCTCGCATTGCTTAATCGTCGCTCGACCATTGGTAAACCTACGAGCTAGAATGTCATTGACAACTTGAATGACCGCCTCAGGAATAGCCTTAGCCTTTACCTGAGGGATGTCACTTGGCTTAATAGGTTCAATCATGATCAAAGTCCCAGAAAATAAGTGATCATATGAAAATGATCATCGAACATCATATCCTCACGAAGTTCACCGATAGGCAACCACACGGCCTTCTCGGCATCGTCGGCTCCCTTGACCTTCGGAAGCTTGGTATCACCTGCCAGCTTGATGTGAGCCGCATAAGTAATCACTCGACCAATATTCGAACGATGCGGATCATCAAACATTCGAGTGTTGTGGATGCTACCACGAAGGACAGGATCCGGTACCTTGATCTTGGTCTCTTCACGAAGTTCGCGAATGACTCCATCCTCAAGCGTTTCGAACTCTTCCAGGTGACCACCAGGCAGAGCCCAGAGACCCTTGCCGGGTTCAGCACGACGCTTCACTACAAGTACGTGCCCCGACTGTTCGACAACAGCATCAACCGTAATGTGCTTCACCGGATACGGTGCGGCTTCCCAAGCCTTCTTGTAAGCCTTGACGTGCTGAAGTTCATAACGAAGACTCCAGTAATCGTCAGTCTTCATGAACTCATCGAACATGAACTTAGCCACGTTTTCAGGAAGCTCATTGGTGTACACCTCATGCTTCTGAAGACGTCCCTCGAGGAAACCCTCACGGATCGAAGTGGCATGCATGACCTGAGTCATCGGCACATCGACCGATTCGAACTGAGGAAACATCTTGAGGTAGTACGAGGTATGATCCTTTGCCATACCAATCAGACCAACCTTAGCGCTCGACAGACCACTTGCGCGGAAGCCGAAGTTGTTCACTGCATTCAGTGCAGCATCCTTAACGATCGTCTGGACCTGGTTGATCCATGCGACATCGTTGTAGGTCTTATCATAGAGAGGCTGAACATACAGACGACCAAGATCAGCCGGATCAAACGATCCTTGGATCATAGCCTTGCGTTCATCAAAGGTAAATGGATTGCGTACGGTACGAGGCTTTCCTGCGCTACCGACCAAGACTAGAACGTACTTGGCTTTTTGAAGAGCGATATCGATGATACGCTTGTGTTCCACGTGGAACGGTTGGAAACGGCCAATGAAGACCAACAGATCGAATTCTTTTTCCATGCCACAAACTCCTTGTTGGCGTTTTCAATACAGAAGTCTATCCTCTGTAAGATTATATCTATCATAGTCTGGATAAAATGTAAACGACTAAAGGTGGTAAATTTCACCGTACTCGTTTATTATGCAGAGCGCTTTCTGGCCTTTTCTTCCATGTACGCAAGACGCTAACCTGAGGGCCTCCCCCTCGTCCGTGGTGGCGAACGTCGTAAAAAAGATTCCGTCCTCGTAGGGATCTCCATACGAGCATGGAATGGCATACAGTGATTTTGCTCTGTTTTCATCCATGTCTTATTTATACAAAAAGAGAGGGGCCGCAGCCCCTCTCAGTCTTGGGAGATGATTTAAACCTTAGGCTTCAGGAGCAGTCCACTTGCCCTTTCGAGCGGCCTTGACTGCTGCCTTGTCGTCGACAACCGGAGTGCCACCCAGCTTGCTGGTAACTCCGGCGATCAGAGCCTTACCCTGATCGGTCTGGCCAAGAGCCTCGAGCATACCCGCGATGGAGGTACCACCGGCCGGAGTAAAGATGTCACCCAGCGAGGCGACTCCGTTCTGGACCGAGCCACTGTTGGCGATGACCTTGAGGTCAGCCTCACGCATGGCCTGTGCCATCTCCTTACCAACCGCTTCGGTCGCTTCAACCTTACGGACTTCGATGAGGTAAGCCTGGTAGCTCTGGTTCTCACCGATTTCCTTAGCCAGGGTCAACTGAGCGTTAACCGGAGCGAGGAGGATAGCCTTTTCAGCCTCGGCCTTTGCAAGACCCTCGGCCTGGATACCTTCGGCCTGCTTGAGAGTTGCCTGCAAGTTACCATCAGCGATTCGAACGGTCGATTCCTTCTCGGCGTCAGCCTTGATGATCTGAGACTCCTTGGTGGCCTGAGCATTAACGACCTGAACCTGCTTCTGTTCATCGGCCTTAACGATGGCGACTTCCTTGTCGATCTCAGCCTGCTTAACCGACTGAACCTTCTGGACTTCCATCACCTTTTCAGTCGTGATCTTGGCTTCGGTCTGAACCTGCTGGTTCGACTTTTCCTTGGCGATACCGACTTCCTTGGCAGCCTCGGCTTCACGGATACCAACCTGCTGTTCGGCCTGAGTTCGAGTCAGAGCGATTTCACGCTTGGCTTCGATTTCCTTCATCTCAGCTTCACGGATGTTATCGGCAACGGTAACACGGCTTTCCTTTTCGATGCGGCTCTTTTCCTTGGCCATCATGTTCTGAATAACCTGAGAACCGTTCGAGTCGCGGATGTCCATGAACTCGATCATCTTAGCGGTGGTAACACCCCACTCCTGGAGCTGGTCGTTAACTTCCTTGGTGAACATCTCACCCAGGTTAGAACGGTCCTGCATGATGTTTTCGAGCTTGTTGTTACCAAGGATACCACGAACGGCACCCTGCAGAACTCCCATCAGCTGACCCTGAAGTTCGGTAAAGTTGGCAACTCGCTGAGCAGCGATCTGGCTGTCGGCAATTCGGAAGAACGCCTTGATGTCAACCACGAACGGAAGACGACCGGTATCATATGCCTCGTAATCACGGAGCGAAATGTCGAAGATCGACTCAGGGAACTGAGTAACTGTCACACCGAAGATCGGGATGAACGACGGGATCTCGTAGTAGGTATTACCATCGGCTCGACCACGACCATACGAGACGGTCTTCTTGGACGACTGAACGATGTGGACCATATTGGTCGGAACAACACGGCGCCAGATGAACGCCAGGAACAGAGCGAGAGTGAGCAGACCCAGAACGGCTGCAGCGGCAATCATGATAAGCATTTCAACAGTTTCCTTTACTAAGAAAAATTACTTGGAGAGGATGACGATCGTCGGATCTTCAATACGGAACGGCTTATCGCTGTAAAGGTACTTGCCACTCCACTGGATGTACTGGCCATCAGCGGTCCAGAAGAAGATGTACGGGTTCGAAGAACCATAGGTACCTTCATCGGACGGAGCTTCAACCATCTGCTGGCTGCAACCAACAGACTCAGCGACTTCAAGGCAACGAACTTCCTGAGGCGAGGTCAGACGCTTATTGCCAGAGGTAATCTTACCCTTGACCGAGGTATACATGACCGGCTTACCCATTTCATTGAGCAGCAGGACAAAACCGATCTGGCCAGGATTGCTGGTCAGTTCGAGACGACGCTTGATGTTGTCGATTTCAGCATTTTCAGAGAACTGAATCGAGTTAGCGGCTTCAGCTGCCTTTTGAGCCTGAGTGGTCTTGGCAGGATTTGCTGGAGCATTGGGTTCACAAGCCGCCAGGAGAAGCGCCGACGTTGCAACCAAAGCAATACCAATCTTACGCATGGTGTAGTAGTTCCTTATTCACAATCAGTGGTGTTGAGGGTATAGGGAAGATCCTTGTCCTTGAACAGGGACCGGTTCATCTTCTGCGAATCGGCATTGTACTTGGTTGCCAGTTCGCGGCACGACTGCTGCATAGCAGCCATCTCAGTCCGAAGACGGATCTTCTCGCTGGGATCGGTTTCAGTAGCAAGGAATTCCTTGTACTGCTTAATCTGAGCGACACGAGACGTGAAGTTTGCATTCACGTCGAAAAAGCGCTCATAGTTAAAGATGATGTTGTCGGTCTGCAGCGTCTTGTTGATGACTCGGCTAGGAGCCGAGACGACCGAACTAAAGGTGGAATATGCGGCAAAAGCGATGGGAAGGGCGATCAAGCCACCAACCACCAGCGCACCAGTCTTGAAACTCATTGTTGTACTCCGTTGTTGATAAATTCAGTCTATACCAGATTCGAAAAAATGTCAATCGTCAATTTCAAAATAAACGATTCTTTTGTATGTTTCCTTAGATGCATGTTCGATCTTGTATCGAGGAACATTTTCTTCTGGATAGAATCCCCAGTGCGGACCTTCATCCCAGCCGTGAGACTCATCAATGAGATATGCGATCTTAGGTTTCACTTGTGAAGACTCGCCAAAAAGTTGTAAAGATCGGCTGCGGTTGAGGAAGCACCATATGCGAATCCAGTACCGTCCGGATTGAAGCCAGTCCTAAGATTGAAATGCTCATAGATGAACTGGCGATACTTTCTAATTTCATCGGGGTTCATTAGTCCATTACCTCATACATTTCGCGAAGGTTGCGCCGATCCTTTTGCAGCATCATTAGAATATCACCCATAATGTCATACTCACGCTGATACTGCTTCGACTTCCGCAGTCGGTAGAACCCGCGATAGAGTTCTCCGACTGCGTTTTCGATGATCTCCTCGATCTCGTCCTCAGGCTGCATCAGCCATTTCCATGGCGGTTTCGAGAGCCCGAGTCTTGAGACCCTGATTAGCACCATACCAAGCCGACTGGAGTCGGGTATCGGCCGAACGACCGATCAGGTGGTCCGTCATGTAGGTGACGGTGTTGAATGCCTGCCACCAGGTGCCTTCACCGAACTCGGCGCCAGGCTGGTTGTACAGTGCATCTTCCAGAGCCAGCTTGGCAGACTTCGACAGATCCTTCTTCGAAGCTTCCTTCGAGGTCATGACCGGGAAGACGCGAGTGAAGTACTCGACGATCGATTCATCGTTGAAACGCTTGGACGACAGGTGCTGAGCCATTTCCTTGTACGACTGAAGCTTGTGCTTAGCGACGCCAAGGGTTTCCTTCACCAGGTCGGCGTCGAATTCACGACGGTGGCTGACCTTGACCATGTTCTTCGACTGAGTGCGAAGCGACAGAGTCAAAGTGTTGTTGCAGACAACGCGGATCGGAGTGAACCGAACGTCGATCGACTGGCCATATGAGTGAGGGTTGGTGAAGTGGAGGAAGGCATCAACCTTGTCACGACCACCGAAGAGTTCGAACGACTCGCTGACCTTGGCCAGAGCCCAGACGATCTTGCCGTCCTTGAGCGAACCAGCGGTATGCATTTCCATATCGCCAGCGGCAACGAAGTCGTTGAAGAATTCGAACGCTTCCTGGTTCTGCATCGGCTTCCAGTCGTCCGAGATGATGTCAAGGATCTTGTTGTCCATATCACGGACCAAAGCCTGCTTGCCGATCTTGACTCGCTTGTCGTCGATCATGGTGAAGCAGGGCTGAGTGTTGACCTTCCAGTCAAGGCCAGCGGCTTCGAGCATCTGCTGAGGAGTAAGGTCATTCGAGACCTTGGTGCCGAGGCCGTGCCACGGAACATCGCCAGCATAAGCCATCTGAGCGACGCCGTTGATCATTTCCAATTCATGTGCCATAATGTAGTTCCTTTCCATTCCTTATAGATTTAGTCTAATCTATTCTGGAAAAAATGTCAAACAATTTTTGAAAAAAATTAAATTCTTTCTTCCTCATTACGGAAGGCTTCGATCAGAGTGGTCAGTCGACCACCTTCGCCACGATCAACGTACCAGACGCCTTCACGCATGATATAGTTGTACGACTGGAAGTCGCCATTGCGTTCGTAGTCCTTAAAGTCCGAGAACGAACGAGCCTCGACACCGTTCTCGCCACGATCACGGGCATAGAATACGGTCGATTCGATGGTCTCATCGAGCGAGCTGAGGTCGCCCATCGAGATGAGTTCGTTGACCGCTTCAGGAGTCTTGTAGTGGTTCAGCAGGATGTTGCCGTTGCCAGCAAGATAACCATCCCAGTGAGCATAGATTTGCTTGACGGTACCATCAGCGTATTCGAGAGCGATAGAAGAACGAGTAGCCATAATTAATCTCCTTGGATGATCTTTGCGAAGCCCTTCTTGACTTCACGACGTCGAGATGATTGATCCTTGGTGACTTCCTTGTCACCCTTACCGAGGCCACGAGCCCACTCGTAGCGATTCAAAAGAAGGCCTTTGTAGTCGATATATTCGTTCATTAAAAGTCCTCCGAGAGAAGTTCGAGGTTGAGCCAATCGATATGGGGATTGGCTTCGCGGACCTGCTTGCGAGCGTCCTGGAGCGAAGTGGCAGTTACATGCCAGTAGGCTGAAACCTTTTGACCGCGGACGTTGGCGAGATAGAGGCGATATACGTTCATGTTGATCTCCATTCCTTATAGATTTAGTCTAATCTATTCTGGAAAAAATGTCAAACACTATTTTTCAAAAAATTATCCACGACGCATACGAGCGACTTCGACGGCCTGCTCATCACTGATGATAGGAACGGCATTCGACTTGTGCATCGTGGCGATACCCTTGATAAGAGTACCAGTGTAGGTGTTGGGTTCCTTCTTGAAGGCAACGCCGACCTCGGCCTGAGACGGATACTTTTCGCGATGTGAACGATCGACGCTGTACTCAGGCATAGGAGTGCCACGAAGCTTGGGCTTATAGTTACCTGCACGGTACTGCTTGTACTCGTCAAACGTCTTGGTCTTGAGGCCCATCTTTTTCATGCGCTTGTTGTAGTCAAGCCAGTCGATAGCCATCTTGGTGTGGCTGGATGTGGTAACCTTTTTCTTACGCTTGCGAGTGGACGTGGTCGTGTACGCAGGACCGAGCAGATGCATTGTCATAGTTTTCTCCTTGATTAGCTCTAGTCTAATTCAGTTTTGAAAAAATGTCAATCATCTTCGTCATCGATGTCGAACAAATCATCGCATACAAGAGTTTCTTGGAAGATCGTCCGGATCCACTCTTTGGACAGACCGCGACGACGATATTCGTCGATCAGGTCGGCGAGCTCTTCAGCATATCCAGCGAGTTCCATAGCGAAGTCTTCAGCATGCGGAGTTTCAGTAAAGTCCATGATGTAGATCCTTAGAGAGCAGTGAAGCCGAACGAAGCGCAACGATAAAGCTTACCATCGTGGTCTTCGAGGATGTCGCCAACCGACATGGAAGAGCAACGGAATGCGCCCGAACCGACCAGTTCGATGCGATCAAAGTTGTCATCGTCTTCCCAGAGGTTCATGGCACGGAACGCCTGTTCGAAACCATCAACGTCGACGTTAGCGACGTGAGTGTAGTACTGGAAGTTTTCAGCCTTGAAGGTCGACTCGAACGAGCGGTCGAAGAAAGCCTTCAGCTTCGGAGTGGAACCACCCTGGTTAGCGATGGTGATTTCGAGGTCGGTAAGCTGAATCTGATAAACCTTAATCATGTTGATCTCCATTCCTTATATTCTTAGTCTAATTCATTTTGGAAAAAATGTCAAACTAAAAATTATGCCGGCGTGATAACCCAGAGAGCCGTGAAGAGGATCGGGAAACCGATCAGGAAGGCGATGCCGCCGAGGATCTCGTTGCGAAACTCTTCCGGAGTCATGGTAGCCTTAAGATCGCGGATAACCTGAAACATGATGTAGTTCCTTTCCATTCCTTATAGATTTAGTCTAATCTATTCTGGAAAAAATGTCAAACACTTTTTTCAAAATAAATTCCATGGATCGCCATCTCTTCAGGCGTAAACCGCTCCTGCATCTCTCGACGAAAAGTCTTGAACTTCATGTCGAGGATGTATGGCTCAACAGATTGATCGAACTCCTGACGAGCGATTTCCATCAGAGCGTCGACGTACTGTTGCAGGGTCCAATGCTCTCTCATTTCTTTTTGATCTCCCCGGCCATGTAGGCGTCTTGAATTTGCTCGATTACGCTCTTGTCGCCAGGCTTCAGGATCTGGACCCAGACGTACGGACGATCGTCGTACATGCGGAACGTTCCACCCGGCAACGTGATTTCTTTATATGGCGTATTTGATGTCGTCTTCGTCATTGGTCATTCTTTCGTGGACGCCCGTGATGTGCTTGCATTTGCCATGATGAGTAAAGCCCATGCACGTGCAAGTCCAGCCATCCGGGGTCATAGTGGTGATATGAACATCGCCCTTGCAGTTTGTGTACGGCCATTCGAAGCCGACGTAGAAGTTGTCCTTGAAGTTGATGCCAGGAAGCTTAAGCGGCTTACGCCAGTACTTGCTCTTCTTGGGCTTGGCATGACGCATAGGATCCATGTCTATTAACCCGGATAACGAGTGGCATGACGAGTGATCTTGCCATTCTCATAGATACGAAGGTCAAAGTTGTCGTCTTCCGGATCGGTGGTTTCAAAGTGCCATCCACCGCCGCGACGGAAAGAGCGAAGCCAGGTCTTGACACCATACTTGGTCCAATACCATTCACTGCGATCTTCGCCATGGTAGCCATAGTCACGAGTATTTCGTGCGCCCTTCTGGTAGCCGATGAAGTCGATGATAAGAGCGACGATAAGTGCGGCCAGTCCTAGAGCGACTATACCCGTAACAACCATTCCAACGATAGTGAAAAACGACATGTTGATCTCCATTCCTTATAGACTTAGTCTAATCTATTCTGGAAAAAATGTAAACAAAAAAGTGCACCGAGAACCAGTCCCGATGCACTTTAATTTGATAATAAGATCAATAGGTTACTGGAGCTTGTAACCGATCTTAGCCTCCAGTTCCTCAAGGCTCATGGTAGCGACCTGAGACTTTGGCACTTGGTTGTCTACGATATAGACGGCGTGCTTACCACTCTCGAAGAATACAACCTTGAATAGGAACAGTGGCACTGGAACCTTGGCCTTGCCGATGCACTTGACGTTAACATCGCACTTTGGTGCAGGTCCATAGTATGCGCCAGTCACAACCCACTTGAATGGAATCGAACGAACTCGATCCTCAAGCATTCTCCACGCGACTCGATTTACCGATGGAAGTTGTGGAGTCATATTGGTCATGAGGAACGTGTCGCTCATTTCCTTAGGATCGTCAGCGTTGGCCGCTGGAACCATATGACCACGATCGTATCCGGTGTTGGTGTAATCGGCCGGTGTTGGAGAGTCTGCTATTCTCTTGTCCGGACGGAAGTCATCGGTACGAGGTGTCTTTGCGACTCTTGCCTGTACGATCTCAGTGGAGAAGATCGTTGCGTTCAGATCATCATTGTAGACAGTGGCGTAGAATGAGTTGCATAGTACCTTGGTACCTGGAACTACAATCTCTTTACCGTTAGGAAAGAACTGATCGCATTCAGATGCGAACGACGGAGTTGACCACCCAATGATGAGGGCAAACGCTAATAGTAACTTTTTCATAAATCATCCTGTTGTAATAGTGTGAGGATGAGTTATTTATTATGGAAAAAATCACAGATCTTTTTAGCTTTAGCCAGGTAGTTCGTTGCGTTCTCAACGAAGATCTGAGCTTCGTTTTCTTCCTCGACCGCGATTAGTACTACGATCTGAGAATGGAGAATCCCAGTGCGCTCCCAGAACATGTAGGAGTACAGTGAACACTGAAGGAAATAGCCTTCGATCCAGTCCTTGCGCTTGTTCTTACTGGAGGTCTTGAAGTCGATGATTGATGGAACACCGTCCCAGCTTGCAATCAAGTCACAAGCTCCGGCTACCTTGAGTTTATCTGAGTAGAGAAACAGTTCTGAGCCACGAACATCGTCGCAGTGTGCCCTCAGTTCACGCTCAAGCTGGCGGTACATATGTACATTCACCGGCATCTCAGAACGGGTGTTTACGTCTTCATTGAGTACCAGCTTCTCACAAAGTGAGTGGACTGCCGTACCTCGGCGGGCCGCTCTGGCCGAGATACGGTTAGCCTCTTCCTCCCCTACCGCCTTGCGCCATGCGTCTAGGCCAGACTTATCAGCGGCCGCACCTAGAACGGTAGTGACAGACGGATATAGTAATCCATGCGGAGTTCGGTACTGTCTGATTTCACCATCGATCCTCTCCAGTACCGGAAGATCGACGAGATTAAGATTAAACATTAGAAGGTTTTGCTCAAATCATCCACGTGAACGTATTCATCTTTACCGGAAAGCTTCTTACCGGATGCTACCCAGTTAGCAAACTTCTCTGGCTTGTCGCCCTTACGGACTAGAGTGATTCCGGTATCTGGGTGTCTGTTTCTATATGCGTCGTAACCTGGGAATGGCATTTTATGTCCTCGTGTAAACTGGTTGATAAGGTGCTATGGTATTTATCAGTTCCCACGCCTTTTCAGCCTGTGTTACCCAGTACGTACCGTCGGTACTTATGCCTCCAGCAGAAGCTCTATTTAAAACAAACTGTATAATAAATTCACGCTTTTCCATTAATATAGTCCTAGTTGGTTCTCCGCGATAATGAAGTCACGAACAAATCCGGAACGAACGATATCGTCTACCTCGAATTGTACCGTGCTCATTTGACCCATGTGATTGAACACCTTCATCATGTCCTTTAGGCCTGAGGATTCATTATAACGAGTTGAGGTAAGATCGTCCTGCTTCGTATCTCCACAGAGAATGACTCTCGATTTGTCACCAGTTCGTGTGAGAACGGTTCGGAGTTCAACATAACGCTGATTCTGGACTTCATCGACGAGGATGATTGCATCATCGATAGTAGTGCCTCGTAGGAAAGATGTTGAGTGGAATTCAATGATTCCCTTTTGCTTGAGGATGTCGTATGCATCATCTCTATGAAAGAGTTCTGAACAGATTCCTCGATATGCCGCCTCATAGACTGCAAGCTTTTCTCGCTCACCACCTGGTAGGAATCCAATGTCTTTAGACGACTGAGCGTTTCGTATGATGACCAGCTTATTTCTTCGGGTTCGTCCATCGAAGATTTCTTTCAGAGCTAGATAAATTGAAATGAAGGTTTTACCTGTACCAGCACAGCCATGGAGAAACAGGTTATTGCCTTGATCATAGGCGTTGAATGTAGCAATTTGATTATCAGTAATTGGATAGATCGTTGTCAGATCAAAGTGTTGTTGCTTTAAAGTTGGTAGTTTGTGTACCTTCATAAGTCCCTTTTCTGCGAGTCTTTTTTGTCTTTTAGTTAGGCGCTGTGCGGACTGATGCATGTTAGCTCCTGGGTTAGTGTTAATCACAGGAACATAATATAGAGTTACTTTGCGGCCTGACGAGCCTTCTCCCTCTTTACGGCATCCCTGGTCTTGGATGCCTTGACTCCTTTATCGCCGTACTGTTCGGCCAATGGTGACGTGGGATTGGCTGACGCTATGCGCGACATCATGTCCTTGAAACCAGAGTCATTTTTGTGAGTTACACCAGAGACGCCAGACACTACGTTTGGTGCGTGAAAGATTTGTTGGAGGTTGGGATTATCCGAGAGAAACTGTTTGTGAGCGTCGTAGGACCATAGCTCGTCCCAAGACTCTTCAGTTTCTGGATCGTAATATGTGTAAATTGGCATACGACTTATTTATCAGTAATCGTATTCATCATTGTCCAATTCCAACAATTGGTCAATATTTTTTGTCTTAAGAGCGGTCTTCATTCTCTTTAGTCTACGACGTTCTACTAGATGATCGTGGTAACCATTTTCGTAGTGGTCTTCTTCATAGTCAAAGCTGTCACGGTTACGGTTAAAGCTCTTCTTACTCATGTGTAAAGTCCTGGAAATGCCTTTAGAACGATTTTGGAATTGAGACCCTTGTACGGAAGCTTCTTGTCCTTAATAGACAGGAGGAGCTTCGCATCTTCTGGATCAACGGACTGAAGCACTTCAATGAACATTGATTCACGCTTGACTTGCTTCAGGTTAGGGTTACCACCCTCAAGGAACAGGTACAGTCGACGAATCTCCTGATAGAGCATGTTCTCTTGGTGTGGGTATTCACATGGCTTGTACGGAGGATCACCTTCCGGCAGCGCCCATTTTATATTCGGGTCGTACGCGTACTTGAGCACGGTACGGATAGCTGTGTTGTCATTAGCCTGGAGGCACTTGACCTTCTCCTCGTCGTTTGGTAGTTTCGAGGTAAAGTCGAGGATCCATGCAATAGATTTACGTGCCATTAGAATTGTCCAATATCGGTTAGAAGGTTCTTGA